CCGGGAGAAGGTCTTGAAGAGGATCACCGAGGCACGGGACAAGGGAGGATCGTTCAGCATTGTCAGCAAGAGGTGGGAGTGGTTGATGGACGAACCGTTCAAGACATCCCACCTGTGTTGTACCATACTCAAGAAGAATCCGTCAAAGACCTACCAAAAGGAGACCGGGAGATTCCCTATCATTGGAACGATGGCATCAGAGTCCAGGATGAGAGGGATGGAGTATGTCCGGAGAGGAGGGTGTAACTCCTTCGGAGAGAACGGTGAGAAGGTCAAGTCCACTCCGTTGGCCATTTGGATGGAGGATGACATATGGAACTACATCCGGGAACGAGACCTGGAGATCTGCTCCGTCTACTACAGAGGGATGAAACGGACGGGATGTGCCGGTTGTGGTTTCGGTTGTTACAATACGGATGACCATCGGTTTGATGTGTTGTACCAACTCTATCCCAAATACTACAGGATGGTGATGGACTATACCAACAACGGTCACACCTACAGGGAAGCGGTCAGAAAGGTGATGGCCGTCACCGGGAAGGAACTCCCGGATGAGAGTGGTGAGATATTCTTCCCATTGTGATGAAACGGATAGGACTTATAGATGTGGACGGAGGGAAGAACTTCCCCAACCTGGCATTGATGAAGATCTCTGCCTGGCACAAGTCACAGGGTCACGAAGTCTCCTGGTATTCACCATTCGATTCCTGGTATGATGAGGTCTATCTCTCCAAGGTCTTCTCCTTCACTCCCGACTATGACTATGTCATCAATGCCACAACCGTACACAAGGGAGGGTCGGGATACTGTATTGACCTGGTGGACGGGAAGGAGGTCTACCGTCCGGAAAGGGATTCACAACTCCCTCCGGAGATAGAACACATCTATCCGGACTATTCCCTGTATCCACAACTCACAAGGGACACTGCATTCGGTTTCCTCACCCGTGGATGTCCCAGGGGATGTTCCTTCTGTATTGTCGGACACAAGGAGGGACGGTGTTCCAGGAAGGTGGCAGACCTCTCCGAGTTTTGGAACGGACAGTCCAACATCGTACTCTGTGATCCCAACATCCTCGCCTGTCGGGAATGGAAACCTCTCCTCCAGGATCTCATTGACTCCAGGGCATTGGTGGACTTCAACCAGGGTCTTGACATCCGGATGATGACTCCGGAGAAGATCGAATACATCAATCAGATCCGGATCAAGGAGATCCATTTCGCCTGGGATCGTTACCAGGACAAACGGGTCATCCTCCCCAAGTTCAAACTCTTCTCCGACCTCTCAACCATCACCAAGAAGAACTCCGAACACAAGGCAATCGTATACACCATTGTCAACTATGACACCACCATCAAACAAGACCTGGATCGGATCTACACACTCCGGGATCTCGGTTATTGGGCATATGTGATGATCTATGACAAGGAACATTGTAGTCCCGTCTACAAGGATCTCCAACGGTGGTGTAACAACCGATTCGTTTTCGGACGGGTCAAACGGTTTGAGGACTACAAGGTACAACACAACCGGGAGACGGAGTTGACAATGAGTCTGTTTTAGAAAAGAAATACAAAAGAAACCCCTAATTCTTAAAACATTTTACATTATGAGTAACAAACCGACAAGACCAATCAGTCTCTCTCCGAAGATGACCAACGAACAGATGAAGGAACTCGCCCGGAAATCGGAGGAGGAACGGAAACAGAAAGCCCTGTCCTACCTGGCCAACCAACGGTCAACCATCGCGGTCAATGTCCTCTGTAACCTGGTACGGGAGAAGGACTGTGACAAGGAGGACTACCTCCAAATGGTTGACCTCTCCGTGGAGATGGCAGACCGGATGATGGACAGACTCTATTCCTCCGAAGAGAAATGAGTATCATAGAGAGACTCACCTACATCAACAACATCAAGACATTCGGTGGGTGTTACCTCTGTACGGGATGTGGAAAGGTCATCTCCATCGGTCACGAACATTGGGATGACCTTGACCTCCCGTGGCACAGGGAGTGTGTCCCTGTCATCGAAAAGGAGGTTGACACTTTACAGGAGATGGATATTTAATGATGTGAAGACCAAGGTTGAAATCGTTGAACACCTCGCAAAGACCAGGAGGGTTGAGTCTATGGTGGAAAACATCTGCCATCACTCGTTGACTCAAGACCTCAAGGATCTGTGTCAGATGGTCTACCTCATCCTCCTGGAATACGATGAGGACAAGATCCAGGATCTGTGGGAACACAACGAGATCAACTTCTTCCTGGCAAGGGTCATCCTCAACCAATACCGATCCTCCAACTCTCCATTCCACGCCATCTTCCGGAAGATGCAGGAAAGGTCGGTCTCCATCGGGATCGGGACAAACATTGATGAGAAGACCATTGAATATCTCAATAAGAATTTCAAACCTCGGAAGGAACGATGACAACCAACGAAGTGGTGAAGGAATTCCGGATGATCCGGAAGGAGTATGAGTTTGATCCGACCATCTTCAACAAGGATGACCCCAGGGTCTCCAGGTTGAAGGAGATCATTGAGAAGAAACTCTCACAGGCAGACCGTACCATCCTCCTCCTGTATGTGGACTGTCAGTCCTACCGGAAACTCGGAAAGAAACTCAACCTCTCCCATATGACCTGTAGACGGGAGGTGATGAGGATCAAACAGATTGTGTTGAACGAATTCACGAAACAATGACAACGAAGGAAGAGACCATTCGGAAAGTCCTGGAACGGAGGATGTCCGTGATTGAGGATCACATCCTCAACAGTACAACCCAAACCCCTATGAACAAGGCATACTACCAGGGGAAACGGGACGGTTACCTCCAGGCATATGACCTCATTGGGGAGACCCTGGAATCAATACAGATTGAGTTATGTCCTGTATAACCGACCTCACCCTGGTGGCATTGGTCACTATCTACATCGTTGACATCTCCGGATTCACACAGTCCTGGAGGAGTCTCCTCTCCAGGATCACGGGTGTGAAGAATCTCCGGAGTCTCCCTCCATTCGATTGTGGGAAGTGTATGACCTTTTGGGTCTGTCTGATCTATTCCGGATTCAATTGGGGACTCACACTCCCGATCATCGGTTATTCCTGTCTCCTCTCCTTCCTGTCAGTTCCAATCGGGAACAGTATGATATTTATTCGTGAATGGATCATTCACATCATAGACAAATTGATGCCAAGATGATTGAAGAATTGATGAAAAGATGTGAGAGACTTCCCCTGGAGGAGAAGACCCGGTTGAGAGACTTCCTCACCCGGTCAATAGAGGATACCAAGGGGAGATCCAAGTCCGTATTGAGAGGGAGTATCCTCCTGGGAGAGATGGGGAAGATCTTCGGAAGGGAGATCACCTACTTCAACCGGGACTCCTGGGATGTATGGGCAAGGGCTATGGTTGCCTATCAGATGTTACAGGAGGGATACTCCACCGGGGAGGTCGGGAGACAGTTGATGAAGGATCACTCCACGGTCATCCACCTCCGGAAGAAGGTTGAAGATATGTTGTCCCTCCCACAGGCATACAGGGACATCACACCCGTTTGGGAACAGTTTCAAAAACAGATAGAACTATGACATTCACAAAGGAACAGATGGAAGTCCTCTCACAGTATGAGAGTTACTTCAACACCGCGGTCAACGCGAACTATTCAAGACATCCGGGTCGGTTGGCCCTTCAAACGGTCTATGACATCTACACCGGGGTGACCGGGGACACCAGGAGATTCGATGACAACTGTCAGCACTGTATCCTGGCCCTCCTCAAGGACTGTGGTCGGTTGTACTACCAGGACAAGGAACTCCTGGAGAAACCCGTCAAGTCCGAGGACATCCCGGTCAAGAAAGTCCGTGCAAAGGTCAAGACCAAGAAGGGATGATCTACAACCTGGAAAACGAATTCCAACGGAAGGCATTCCTCGCCCGGTGTGAGGACTGTCTTGACAAGGCGTCCGTGGTTGAACTGACCACGAAGACCTTCCGTTCCAGGAATCAGAACTCCTACCTCCACCTCCTCCTGGGTGTGGTCGCTATGGATACGGGGAACACCATCTCCTATGTCAAGGAATGGTATTACAAGAGACTCTGTAATCCCGACCTTTTCATCCAGGAGAAGGAGGACAGGTACACCGGGAAGATCCAGGTCATCCGGTCAACCACCGACCTCACCAAGGAGGAACTGTCGGTCTCCATTGACAGATTCAAACGGTGGGGATCGGAACAGGGGATGTACCTCCCCAATCCCGGAGATGAGTCACTCCTCCGGGAGATTGAGATAGAAATGGGTAGAAACCGGGGATTCCTCGGAGGATGAGTTGACCCTCATCTTTTCCCTGGAAGTCCTCCACAACGAAAAAGAGATGGCAAAGAATATGACAGAGAAACAACTTGCAAACCTCCGTCCGATCCAAAAGGGAGAGAGGAGAAACCCTCATCCCCAGGGGAGACCGAGGAAGTTGGTCAACGCAATCAAGTCACTCCCGGATGACATCCAGGAACAGGTCTACGGAATCCTGGCATATGTCCTCACCCTTCCCGATGAGGAGACCGCAAAGGAATACCTGGAGGTCAAGAAGGGGGAGTTGGGGAAATACGGGTTTGTCCTCCAGGTGGCAATCCGTCAACTGACCGCAAAGGGTTGGGGATGGGGTGCTATGATGGACATCCTGGATCGGTTGTACGGGAAACCGAAACAGAACACCTCCGTGGATGTCAAGGGTGACGGGACGGTCATCATCGTGAAGTCCCTGGAGGAGAAGGAGAAGATTGACAACATCGGAAACCTGGATGTGTGATGGGACAGATGGAATTCTCCAGGGTGTTTTGGAAGATATACGATGCAGTCCAATTGAGACCTCGTTACATCTCCAACAAGGGTGGGACTCGTTCAACCAAGACCTATTCCACCTTGCAGTTCCTCCACCTTCTCATTCCGAAGGTGGACTCCCCTGGAGACATCACCTCCGTTGTGTCGGAGACCTATCCTCACCTCAAGAAGGGTGCAATCCGAGACTTTGAGAAGATCATCGGTCATCCTCTGATAGGTGATCCCCATTGGTCGGAGACCAACCACACCTGGACATATGACAACGGTGCGATGTTGGAGTTTTGGTCAGCGGACTCACCTCTCAAGGTACACGGCAGTCAGAGAAAGAGACTCTTCGTGAACGAGGCCAACCACATCCCATATGAGATCTTCCGACAGATGGCTGTCCGTACCTCCGGGATCATCTTCCTGGACTACAACCCCGCGTCCGTCTGTTGGATACAGGAGAAGATAGAATCCAAGGACAACTGTGTCCTCATCAAGTCCACCTACAAGGACAACCCGTTCCTCTCCGACCTACAGATCCGGGAGATTGAGGACAACAAGTCCGACTCCAATTGGTGGAAGGTCTACGGTATGGGAGAGGAGGGAAGTCTTGAGGGACTGATCTATTCCTTTGAACAGATTGACCGACTCCCGGTCAAGGATGACAACCTGGTGGAGATCCAGGGACTTGACTTCGGATTCACCAACGATCCGACCGCCCGGGTACAGGTGTTTGCAGATCCTCGGAAGAAGATCCTGTATGTGAGGGAACGGTGTTACGAAACCCATATGCAGAACAAACACATCATCTCCAATCTCCGGGAGGACGGTGTCGGAAGGGGTGTTGAGATCTACGCGGACTGTGCCGAGCCGAAGTCCATCGCTGACATCAAGGAGGCGGGATTCAAGGTGATCCCCTGTGACAAGGACGCCCCGGTCAAGTCCGACAAACTCCTGTTCCAACTCCAATGGATGCAGGGTTGGACTCTCTTCGTGACCAAGGACTCCGTGAATCTGATCAACGAACTCCGGAACTACACCTGGGACACCGACAAGGACGGGAACAACCTCAACCAACCCATTGACAAGTTCAACCACCTCCTGGACGCGATGAGATATGCGACCTGGACACGGTTTGGACGGAACGCCGGATACGGACAGTATTCAATATCATTTTCAAGATCAAGATATGGACATAATTGACTCTTTCAACAAACTGACCCTGGGGAAGTACGATGAGGTCAAGACCATCTCCCAGGATGAGACCCTGGAGGATGTTGACCGGATGGTCGGGATCATCTCCGTCCTCACCGACAGACCGGAGGAGGAGATCCTCCACCTCCCCATCCACGAATTCACGGAACTCTCCTCCAAGACCGCCTTCCTCTCCGGGAATGACTTCCAGGGAGGGATGGTGGCAAAGAAATACCAGGTCGGACGGTGGGAACTGATCCCGGTCACGGACTACAGGAAACTTGAGACCTGTCAGTACATTGATTTCAAGACCTACGCGGCCGATCCGGACAATCACCTGGTTGAACTCCTCTCCGTGATCCTCGTTCCGAAGGGACACAGGTACAACGAGGGATATGACATCCTGGAGATCCAACAGTCCATCCGGGACGGTATGACCGTGACGGACGGTGTCACCCTGGTAGGTTTTTTTTTGACCTTGTTCAAAAAATTGATAGTGGATTCCCTACACTACTCCAGGGAGGAGGCGGAGAGACTTCCGAAGGGAAGGAAACGGGAGAAGATCCTGGAGAGGATCAAGGAACAGGAGACTCTTTTAGGGATAAATGGGGATGGATCGGATGTGTAGACTCCGCCTCGGAGACCTGTCGGTGTTCCTGGGATGATGTGATGAGGTGGACGGCAATCGAATTCCTCAACATCCTCTCATACAGGAAGGACAAACAGGAGAAGGAAAGACAAGACCTTGAAGATTGGAAAAGGAGGAACTGAAATGGAACTCATAAACCTTGAGAATGTAAGACAAACCCTGGAACAGTACGCCCAGGATGTGAGAAACCTCTACCAGGACAAACTGATCCAGGGAGACCGGATCTCCTCCGGTAAACTCCTCAACTCGGTGGAATACCAGGTAGTCCACAACGGTGTGGAATACGAAGTCCAACTGACCCTGGAGAAGTATTGGAAATACCTGGAATACGGTATCTCCGGGAAGGAGAAGAATACGGACAGACCATTCGGTCACACCACCTGGGGTGCATATCCGTACATCCTGGAGTGGGTGAAGGTGAAACCCGTCCTTCCGAGACCGAAGAGAGGGGTGAAGAGACCGACTCCGAGGACACTTGCCGGGGCAATCACCGCCTCCCTCATCAAGAACGGAATTGAGCCGGGAGGGGAGATGAAGGATGCCATTGATGAGGTCAACCTCCGGTACAAGGACAAACTTGTGTACGCTCTCCACAGGGATATGACCGTCCTGTTGAAAGTCCTCATCGGAGAGATCCAGGGATCTGTCCCGGAATACTGAAAAAGGGAGACCGTGGTGGTCTCCCTTCTCCGTGGTGTGTCTCCCATCTACCAGGAGAATGCCAGGTGTTCGTGAACGATGTATCTCCATTCCTTGGTGTCATCCGTCCCTTCCTTATCGTGAAGTTCGTTCATATGGTCACAGTCTCTCTGTGCCGCTTTCCTGTTCGTGAAGAATGACCCGTATCCGAAGTGGAAGTCATCCTTGACCCTGGTGAAGTCCGAGGTGTAGATCTTGATGTGTGACATAATCGTATAGAGTTTTGGATGGGGAGGTCTCCCTCCCCTGGGTTAATTACTGTTGTACCTTTTCAATCTTGATTTCACCGTCCTGGAGTTTCTTCTTGAAGACCTCCACCGCGTGGACATTGAGGTAGGTGGAGAGGTATCTCCCGGTCTCATAGAACTTCTTGATGTTGATGTCACAGTAGTCACCATTCTCAAAGTAGAGGGTGATCTCGTTTCTCCAAATGGATTCGGTGTCAATTCTGACATTGACCTGGGTGTCATTCTTGATGTCCTTGTTGGACTTGACGGTTAAAGTGATCTGTTTCATAATCGTATAAAGTTTTAATCGTTGTTCCCTCATCTTGTTGACACAAAGGTACACCTATTTTTTGAAAAAACAAATAGTTTAATCAAAAAAGTACGCAAAACTGTGAAAAAATACTGAAATTCTCCTCTCATATACGGAAAACCGGGTCTTTGATATTTCCTGGAAAAAGAGAAAATGGCAGCAATCCCTATTTGGAAAGACAAGATCATAGACCTGGGATCGGCATCAATCCTGTTCCGTCTCCGGGATTCGGATACTCGTTACACCGGGAAGGCAACCGCCAGACCGGGTGTCTCCACCGCAAAGGTACGGGTCAATGACATTTGTGCAGATCTCCTCTCCAACTCCCTCCCGTCCATCACGGACAGGACATTCACATCCTTCGGACTACAGACCTACTACCTGGAGAAGTCAACCAACGGTGTCTCCTGGACAAGTGTGGACAACTTTATGTTCTACAACGATTGGTCTTATGACTACGGATTCACCGGGAACAGTCTCTCCGATCCGATCACCGGAAGGGTCACCTCCGATATGTACATCCTCTCCTCCTCCAAGGAGATCTCCTCCAATGTGTCTGCCACCTACCGGAAGAGTAACAACTCCACCACCTCCCGGTCAACCACCGTCTCTCCGACTCCGAATCACGGGACTTGTTGTTTCTATGCCGGAGCGGTCTCCGATACCGTCCGGATCACGATCAACTCCAAGAACTACTACATCGCAACCGGGTGTTTCAAATACGCCCTGTACTATGTCAATGGCTACGGTGGTTGGGATCAGTTCCTCATTGAGGGACAATACCTGGAATCCGACTCTATGACCCGGTACACCAAGGAGACGGAATACACCAACACCGACAGGAGCAACCGGGGAACGGACAACTATGTGAACGAGGTGGTCAAGTCCTGGACTCTCCACACCGGGTTGATGACCGATAGTCAGGCGGCCAAGATGCACCATCTCCTCAACTCCACTATGGTGTACCTGTGTGATATTCCGTACAACACCTATGTCCCGGTCATCATCACCGACACCACCTGTGAATACAAGACCTACAAAAACCAGGGGAGACAGATGGTGACCTACACCATCACCGTTGAACTTGCACAAAACAGAATCCGGAGATGAGACGGAAGATCAGTCTGTACATCGGAGACCGTTTGGTTGACCTGGATGACCAATCGTTCATCCTGTTCAACTATACGATGGAGGATCTCTCCAACCCGACCATCGTGAAGAACTCCTTCTCACAACAGGTCTCCCTCAAGGGGACTCCCAACAACAATCAGATCTTCGGAGAATTCTTCCGGGTTGACAGGGTGGTGGACTTCAACTCCGGAGGGATCGGGACGGGATTCGATCCGTCCAAGAAGACTCCGTTCACCATCTACAACGAATTGGATGAGATCCTGGAATCCGGATACTGCAAGTTGGATGAGGTCACCAGGAGGGGTGTGGACATCACCTATAAGGTCTCCCTGTACGGTGGTCTCGGATCGTTCCTGTTTTCCCTGTCATATAGTGAGGACGGGAACAAGAGGACACTTGCAGACCTGGACTTCCTGGGGAACGGTGATCCCGGTGAACTTGACTTCACGATTGACAAGACCAACCTGGAGGCCGCGTGGAGTGACTTGATGGATCTGTACTACGGTGCAGAACCCGAGCCAACCGGGAAATGGACTGTCATCAACTTCGCCCCGGCATACAACGGATTCCCGGACAACTTCTCTCCGGACAAGGGTCTCCTCTCCCTTCCGGGTGCCGGTCTTCCGGACTCCGTGAACGGATACTCCTCAAAGAGTGGATACGGACTTGTCAACCTGGCCAATTCCCAGGATGAGTGGGCCGTCAAGGATCTCCGGTCATACCTACAGAGACCCGTCCTGTCAATGAAGAAGTTTTGGGAGGCGATCTGTAACCCCAACAACAACGGAGGATACACCGTGGACATTTCCGGGATCGGGACGGGATATTCCGACCTGTGGATGACCCTTCCGACCATCCCGTCCCTGGGATCTCTCAAACAGACCGTGGGTGGATTGTCACTCACTATGACAACGGCACCGACCACGGGGAACGATGTCGGAGAATACACCGTTGGTGGGTCTGTCCCCTACGGTGCGGTGGTGAGTGCAAACATCCGGTGTAAGTTGAGATTCAATGTCACCTCTTCGTACAGTACACTCTATCTCTCCGGTAACAACGGGTCGGGACGGGCAAAGTCCTCGGTGATCTTCCTCCAAATGGTTGCATACGCCTCTGACAGTACGATGGTCGGAGGAAGTGCCGTGAAGGTTGTCGGTGGTGTGACTACGGCCGCCAAAACGATGGCCACCGCCTGTGGATTCACACCTCCGTTCCCTACGGATAGATATGAGTATTTCGACGCCGGGAATGTCCCCAGGGTCTCTTCCAATGTCTATGAGTTACAGAATGAGTTGTCATTCGATGTGGAAGCACAGGATGTGGCCTCATATGAGTTGAAGGTCTATGTCTACCATTGTGAATCCACTCTTGCCCGTGGAGTGTGGCATCACTCCTATTCCGGGAACGGGAACACCTCCACTCCAACCCTGTACTACAGTTATTCCACAACATACCAGGTTTCCTCCTCACTCATAGCGGCCGGGAGTGGGAACACTATCACGATGACAGATCCGGAGACCCTCCGTTCCGGGGCACGGGTCACCAAACAGATGTTGTTGTCCACATCCGGGACTCCGGCAGAATACCTCCTGGGACTGTGTAAGATGTTCGGATTCTACTTCGTGATGGAGACGGACACCAAGAAGGTGACCATCCTCCGAAGGAACAACCTGTATCAGAACGAGACAATTGACTTGACTGACCGGGTTGACAAGTCCAAGGAGATGACCATTGTCCCTCTTGTGTTCGATTCCAAATGGTATCGTTTCTCCCTGGATGGGATCGGAGGGGCATTCTTCGATGAATACCGTGACATAGAAGGCATTGACTATGGAATCCAACTTGTAGACACCGGGTTTGATTTCAATGCGGACATCACGGATCTCCTGGAGACCTCGGTCTTCAAGAACGCCTGTACGATCCTACAGAGATCCCGGTATTGGAACATCATTGAGAGTGGGGCAACCTTCATCCCGTCTCCATTCCTGGACAACGGGAACACCATCACCAGGTGGAACTCCTCCGATGAGACCCAGGATCTTCCCATCTCCTGTCCTCCGTCCTCCTCTACCGTGACCTACTACAACTCCACCTTCAACGGATATGACATCCAGGATCAATGTAAGGTGCAGTTCTGTGATTCTTCCGGGAAGATGGTGGACGGGAAGGATGTCCTCCTGTTCCTCAACGGATTCCGGACATATGAGAGATTCAAGATCACCGATGACCTCCCGGTGATGTCCGTTGTCAACGATGGGAAACCTTGTTGGATCTTGGATGAGGGAGAGGATGTTGACATCCCGATCTTCTCCAGGTATGAATATGAGTGGCGTTTCCTCAACCAGGTGATGGTGAGATCCCTGGACTTCGGTGTTCCGAGACAGTTGGACATCCCTGGGATTGTGTACGATCCCTCCACAACCGTCTATTACAAGATGTGGAAGAACTACCTCTCTGACAGGTACGATGTGGACACCAAGGTGATGAGGTGCAAGGTACACTTCGATGGAATCCAGGTCAACCAATCCCTCCTCCGGAAATTCTACTACTATGACAACTCCCTGTGGGTGTTGAACAAGATCATCAACTATTCTATGACCACCTTTGATCCGGTGGAGTGTGAATTCATCCGGGTCAAGGACAAGAACAACTATTTAACGGGACAGGATAACTGATATGGCAGAAGAGACAATCACTATATTGAAGGTCGGGACGGAAGAGGCCGTCAAGAGTATCGCTGACCTCAAGCAGAACATCAAGTTCCTCAAGGAGGGATTTGAGGATGCAACGGGAACGATGCACAAGGGTATCCAAGACCTGGAGATCGGGACACAGGAATACCAGGATGCCCTGGAGGAACTCAAGGTCAACCAAAACGCCTTGAAGGATGCGATGTACGCGACCTCCTCTTCGATGGAGGATGTATCCAAGTCCGCGACCGGAGCATCCGAATCCTACAACTCCCTCGTTCACCGGATGGCCGCCCTCAAGGAGGAATTCCGAGCCACCAACGATGCCGCCCGGAGAGCCACCATCGGAACGGAGATCCGGGAGATCAACGATGAACTCAAGAAGATGGACGCCCTCCAGGGCAATTTCCAACGGAATGTGGGCAACTACCGTTCTGTCATCTCCGGTCTCGGTGACGGGTTGGACGCTTTCCGGAAGGGTCTCGGAGCGGCCACCAAGGGAATCGGAGGAATGAAGGACGGGTGTGAGGCCCTGGCAAAGTCCCCGGCTGTCGCAACCTTCTCCATCCTGGTCTCCCTGGTGATGAAACTTGCCGATGCGGTCAAGGATGATGAGAAGGCAACCGCCGCCCTCAAGAAGGGGATGGATGCCCTCCAACCCGTGATGGACTTCCTCTCCGGTATCCTGGACAAGGTGGTTGACTTCCTGGTTGAGATCATCAACAAGGTCTCCTCCTTCCTCGGATCATCCGGTATCATCAATCAGATCATCAAGGGTGTGATGGGTGTCGGGAACGCCATCCTACAATTCGTGATCGCACCGTTCAAGGGAATTGTGGAGGCCATCAAGGTCTTCAAGGAACAGGGAGTCAAGGGTCTCGGAAATGCCGCGAAGGCATTTGGGCAGGAGATGAAGTCCGGTGTCTCGTTCAAGGAGAACTTCAAGTCCGGACAGGTAGCCGCGGACACCATACTCTCCGGAGTCTCCTCCAGGAGTAAGAAGGCAAAGGACACCGGAAAGAAGATGGGGAAGGACATCCGGGAGGGTCTGTTGAAGGAGATGGAGAAGAACTCCAAGAAGATGGAGGAGAGACAGAGGAAGGAGGATGAGGCGTTTGCCAAGAGTGAGAAGAAGTTTTGGGAGGACTTCAACAAGGATATGGACAAACAGGCAGAGGATGACTTCAAGGAGACAATGGCATCCATCTCTGCCGACACCGAGGACTTCCTCCAGGATCAGATCCGTCAATACCAGGAGGAGTATGAGAAACAGAAGGAGATCGCCAAGGCGAAGAAGGATCTCCTCAAGGGAGTTGCATCCGCCACCTCGGACATCCTTGGGGTGATCGCTGACCTGTACGAAGAGGATGAGGAGAACGCGGAGAAGAACGCCAACCGGATCAAGGCACTCCGGATCGCTGCCGCCACCATTGACACCATATCCGGTGCAATCGGAGCGTTTATGCAGGCCACGGAGACAGTCCCTCCTCCCTACGGTCAGATCCTGGGTGCTATTGAGGCGGCGGCAATCACCGCCACGGGTGTGGCAAACATCGCCAAGATGAAGTCCACGAATGTGACCGGGGACGGTGGGACACAGAGACCGACCCTCACCACGGCCTCCGCTCCGACACTACAGACCAATGTTGCCAATGTCCGGACGGTGACCTCCTCCTCCGAGGAGGACAGACTCAACCGGATGGCCGGGGATCAGAGGGTCTACATCCTGGCGTCCGACATCCAGGCGTCACAGAATCAGATCAAGACCCAGGTCTCGGAGTCCTCGTTCTGACCGACAGGTTTACAGGATAAGTAAAAATTATATCTATCGAAAAAAACAACGATGATCGTAACGATTGGAGGCATCCCTGTCTATGATGCCATCATAACCGATGAAGAGACCGGGATGATGAAGATCTCCCTGGTTGATGACCCCGCGGTGATGTCGAACTTCCAGGCGTTTGACTACTCCAGGAAACCCGTGATGTATTCCATCCAGGATGAGGAGAAGAGACTTGTCCGTGGAGTGGTGATGCGTGCAGACTTCCCCATCTACCGGAGGGATGATGATATGGGAGAATACTACATCATCTACAAACGGGAGACCATCCGACAGATGGCGGAGAAATACCTCTCCGAGAAGAGACAGAACGATGTGGATCTGATGCACCAGGGTGACCTGGTCGGAGGGATTCAGATGGTACAGTATTTCATCAAGGGAGACGGTGTGACCGTTGACGGTTTCGATGACATCAAGGACGGGAGTCTGTTCGCGGAATTCCACATCCTCAACGATGACATTTGGGCCGAGATCAAGTCCGGGACATACAAGGGTTTCTCCCTGGAGGGATACTTCGATCTCGTTCCGGAAAGGGATGTGGATGAAGTCCAGGTCATTGTTGATGAACTCAAGGGTGAATTCAAGAAACTCTCTAAAAACCATAGTATGAGCAAGATCAAGAAACTCAAGGAAGCCATCCTCTCCGCTCTCCGGGAAGAGGAGTTTGGCAATGTCACCACCGACAAGGGCATCCTGTCCTGGGATGGTGAGGAGGATCTCCGTGAAGGGGATTCCGTCTATGTAATGGACTCCGAAGGTAACCGTAATCCGGCCGAGGACGGTGAGTGGCGTACCGAGGACAACAAGGTCATCGTTGTGGTGGACGGCAAGGTGGCCGAGATCCGGGATGCCGAGGCCGAGGTTGCACCCGAATCCTCCGAGGAGGAGATGGGCCGGGTGAACACCGACAAGGGTGAACTCCTGTGGGAGGGTGAAGGTGACCTCCAGGAAGGTATGGAAGTCTTTGTCCTCCGTGAAGGTGAACTCACTCCGGCCGAGGACGGTGAGTATGTCACCGAAGACAACAAGACCATCGTGGTGGTGGAAGGGAAGGTCTCGGAACTCCGTGACCCGGAGGCAGAGGTTGCCCCGGAGGACACCCGTGACCAGGAGATTGAGGATCTCCGGAAGGAGAATGACTTCCTCAAGGATCAGATCTCTTCCCTCCAGGCGGAACTGACCAAACTCAAGAAGACTCCGGCCGCGAAACCCGCCCACGAAGAGGTGACCACCTCCTCCAAGGTTGAGAAGACCGGGGACAAGGGTCTTGACCGTCTCTCCCGAATCCTGTCCGCGAAATAAAAAAGTTACAGTTTCCCGGAATAGGATATTTCACGGAAAAACAACACACTCTAAACAATACAACTTATGTCCTACACCAACTTCGTTGTGAGCGGTCTGACCGCTTACATTGAGCAGAACAGAGACCTGCTCATCAAGAACATTATGTTCGGCAAGGGGACTCGTGCTCGTATCTCCATTCAGCCCGGTGTGAAGTACAAGGAACACCTCCACATCTTCGCCGTTGACCCGGTCTTCGGTGACGGATCTGACTGTGGTTTCTCCGCGGCCGGTACGGCAACCCTGTCCGAGCGTCTCATCCAGGTGGCCTCCCTCAATGTTCAGATGGAGATCTGTCCGAAAAACCTCCGTGGCAAGTATGCCGAGTATCTGATCCGTTTCAACGCAGAGGAACAGAAGTCCCTCCCGTTTGAACAGTATCTGATGGACGGTATCGTGGACGGTATCAACCGGAAGATCGAAAAGGCCATCTGGCTCGGTGATGTCTCCAAGACCACCGATCCCGTCCTCAAGTGGTTTGACGGTTTCGTGGAGATCTGTTCCGACTCCATCTCCGGCAGTACGGGTGTGGTCGGTGAGTCCATCACCTCCGGAAAGACCGCCTATGAGGGTATCCTCCAGGTCTACGGTAGTCTGACCGAGAACTGCCTTGAGAGAGGTGCCGAGATCTATGTCAGCCCGGCTATCTTCCGCTCGTTTATGCAGGATATGGTCGCGTTGAACTACTATCACTACGATCCGGGTAACGCCAATCCCGATGAATTCCTCCTCCCTGGCACGAATGTCAAGGTGGTCAAGACCGCTGGTCTCGCTGGTGACCTTCACATTGTCGGAACTTATCCGGCCAACCTGTATTACGGCACGGACGGTGAGAATGACAACGAGGTCATTGATGTGTGGTGGTCACAGGACAACCGTACCTACCGCCTGGAGGCCCTGTGGAATTCCGGTGTTCAGATCGCGTTCCTTGACCAGGTTGTGATGGGCACCTTCGCCGCTACTCCGTCCGCGACCAAGTCCACCGCCTCCGCCCTCACGGAACTCTCCGGACTCTCCGTCCTGGCCGGTGCGTATGACTCCGATGACAACCTCATCAATGTCAAGGACAACGCCTAACCGGGTGTACAACCCTAAACCGAAACAGGGGGTGGGTGGTCTCACCCATCCCCTTTTCACAAACCCCTAAACCGAAGAAGATATGGCCTGCACTCAAACCTTATCCGGTCTCGCGAAGGACTGTGACGCCAATCGTGGTGGGATCGTGGCCGTCTATATCGCCAACCAGGCAGATGTGTCCGCCATCACCGTGACCTCCAACAAGATCTCCGCGATCACGATGGTGTCCTCCAAGACCTTCAAGACCTACAACTTCTCCAAGAACACCGGGAGTCTGACTTCCACCTACACCTT